TTCGACATCTACTAATACATATAAGATTTCTAGAGATGAATTATCTAAAGCTTTTACTGGTTTTACCGCTCAAAATACCAGTGGTTTTACTATTTTTGAAAGTGCTGGATCTAATGGGTTATCAGTAAGCGGGTCAAATGCTTTTGTAGGAATAAACGATAGAACTCCATTTGTATCATTGGATGTAAATGATAATTTATCAGCTTCTAATGGTTCGGGGCAAATAAGAATATCAACAATCAATTCTGGAAGAAAAATAAGTTTTTCGATATCTGATCCTAATGTTTACTATCAGTTTGCAAAAAAATCAAACGACTCTAAATTATATTTAGAATCGTCTGTTGATGGTGGAGCGAATTTTACAAATTTAATGGTTTTTGATCAAAGCGGAAATTGCGCTTTGCATGGAACTACGGGATCTTTGACTCAAAAATTTTTAATAAGTGGAGAATTTGTAGAATTTCAAAATTCTGGTAATTCAATTATTTTTGATCCATATGATGGAGAAATAAGAACTAGCGCTTCAGATGAGCCTTTATTATTAAATTATAGTAATTTAGGAAATGTCATATTAGGTTCAGATGCTGTTTTTGTTGATAATGATTCAGTTGATCCAAAAGTTGGAATCAATACTACTAATCCAACAGCTACGCTTACCGTAAGCGGAGCAGGACAAACAACTAAATTAGAAAGCAATACTAATGTTTCAGTTTTAGGTTTAGGAAATACTGTAGATTCTGGATTTTTTGGAGTTGTAAATAATAAAACTTTTTTTGGTCCTTCGTCTGGTGGATTAAGTATTTATAATGTTGTATACGATCATAGTAGTGAAGGATTGCTTGGTGTAGGAACAACGGGTCCACAATATAAATTAGATATAACTTCTGATGCTTTAAATACAGTAGCTCATTTCAGCAATACTGGAACTGCAAAAACATGTGAAGTAATTATAGCTGCAAATAAGGCTTTAGGTGGAGCAGATACTGGTCCAAGAAATTCTTTATTAACTTTTTCTAGATATGATGCCGCTATAGATACAGATAAATGGTCAATAGGAAATATTTATGTTGATCCAACTTTTGGAGGTTCTGATGATTTTGTATTTATAAAAAATGGATATTATGGAGCAAGCCCTAACGTTGTGGCTAAATTGACTAATGTCGGAGATTTTGATATCGATGGGAAATACACTACAAATGATTCTTATTGCAAAGGTCAGTTTGTTCAAGTTTATAGCAGCAGATTGACTGGAACAGCAAACATTTATATAGATCCGTTTGGGGTTAATGGTTCATCAACAATATCTAGTGGAAATTTCAATACTAATTCTCCATTTGGTGTTTCTATGTATAATGGAAAATTAGAAAGATTAATGGCATTTACATCAGATGACATAAGTGGAGAAAATGTAATTTTTCAATTTTATGCGATAACTCCAGCAACAACTAGTGTTAATGGTTATAATAATATTGGTACAACTGGAGACACGGCAAACGTTAAATGCAGTGGAACATTTACATTGTATGGAAATCAAGTATCACAATTAATATTTCCAACTTTTGGACTATTTAACTCTGGCCAGTTATTGCAATTTAGATTATTTAAAGACGATTATACTGAATTGACATATCCAGTTACTTTAACAAGCTCAATGAAATATACAATTGTTTAATGAGCAAATTCATAAAATATGAAAATTTAGATTTTAGGATAAATAACGATGTTTTTTATTCTACTTCTGTTGAGATTTCGATTCAAACTAATATAGAACCAGTATTATTATCTGATGGTTCATTATTGAGATACGCTCCTCAAGATACTATTATTGGTTCATTGACCACTGAATTTTTTTTAACTGGATCTTTTCCAAGTTATTTAGTTCCAACTAGTTCTACTGAAGATTCTATTAATGCTATTTTCGCGGGAGTTGAAATAAATAACTGTTATTTAAAAAGCATTTCTTTCCAAGCGTCTCAGTTTTCCCCGATTTCTTTAAATGTTGAATTTGATTGGTATGGGCAAATTAATACTAAAGATAGCACAAATAATCTCAAACCTTTCTATACGACAAGAAATGCAAGTTTAAGTCAGATATCTCATTCTAATAGATCTTATATTAGTGATTTAACAAATGTTTTTGGTTTTTCAGAAATATTTGGATTTCAATATTCTGAACAATGCAATAGAATTCCATTTTTTAAAAATGGTGAAATAGTTCCTTTTAGAGTAGCGAAGACAAATAAAACAAAAAACGTAACAGTTGATGGAAATTTCTTTAAACAAAACAATGTAAATAGTATAGAAGGAAAAGATGTTAATTGTGATTTATTTTTAAAAGATTATAATAATACATTATTAAATAATTTTAACATTTCTGGTAAAATAGAATCTAGAGGTTTATCTGTTAGTAATAATGGGATTTTGCAAAGCAAATTATCTGTGATGCAACGTTTGGCACCGTTAAGGAGTTCATTATGAGCAAATTTTTAGATACGCAATTTTCAATTACAGGAATAAAGAATTTTGATATTCCATCAAGTTATAGTAAATATGATTTGGTAGATTTTGAATATTATACGGGCGATGCTAAAGATCCTAGAAACTTAAGTGGATTATTTGCTTGGTTCAATATTGATGATCTTAATAATTTAGAATTTGATGTTTCTGGTAAAGTTTATAAATGGTATAATTCTGCTCCAGGTCATGAAGTAGCTCAAGATTTGCATAATACTGAAAACATAATTTGGAAAAAACCAACGTATAATAAAAATAATAATTCAGTAACATTTTCTTCAAATCTTGCTAAATATCAATATAGTGATCTATATACGACAGGAAGCACTAATCCTGGAGACACACATTTTAAAGGATTTTCAGATGCTGATCGTTGCTGGTTTTTAGTTTATGAATTTGAAGATTTAAGAAGAGGAGATTATGGTCAAAGCGTTAAACCAAATATATCTTCAATAATAAATACTTTTTACACGGGCGCATTATCTTATGGTTTTATCGGTGTTTCTGGAAATAATGAAATTTATAGTTGGAACTCTAGCGTTCCAAAATCATCACAGCAATTTGTTATAAATGTGAATGCTGCCGCCGAAAATTCTCCTAATGTTTTAAATTCTGCGTTTTCATCTGCGAAGCTAATTAAAAATAAAAATATACTTTCAGTAATAAAAAATAATACATCTAATAATTTAAGGGTAAGGAATAATGGTTTTGAAGTTCTAAATACCACTTCCGCTCAGTATTTTCCATCAGGAGCTACAAGTTTGAGACTTGGGCTGGCGGGAAACACTCATTCATCTAATAATGATTTGTACAATTATGATGCTGCGAATATTTCTTATTATGAAATTCTAGGTTTTTCTAAAGTTCCAACTGATAATGATATATTAGCAATAGAAAAATATTTATTTGAAAAGCATTTTACTAATGATGATGGTTTATATATAGCAGCTAAAGATAGTTTCACGGCTTCAAGTTATAATTATTCTCCAATTAATATAAGTGGATCTGAATATTTTACTAGAAATATAGATTCTATTTTTAATAAAACTTATGGTTGTTCTGCCGCCTTTAGCACTAAAGCTCAAAGAGTTGATTATGGTGATGGATATGTAGTAAATGTAATAACAAATATCAATAATCTTAATTCAGAATTTAATTTGTCTTATGATGGTTTAACAGATAAACAGGCAAAATCTTTAATAGGATTTTTTCAAAACACTTTTGAATATACGCCTAAAGCAATTACTGACTCATATGAAAACGTAAATATGGAATTATTTTTTCCATATAAAAATAATGCTAAAATTTATTTTTCTGATTTACAATATAATTCAGTTGAAGCTAATTTAAATAAAGTCGAAATAAAATGTGTTTCCGCCTATGATTCTAGTTTAGATTATAAAGGATTTTTAGTAACTAGCGAGAATGTAACAAGTTTATTTCAAAATAATAAAAGATATTTTTACAATGACGTTGTTTATTTCAATTCTAACGCTTCTAGCGATAGAGGATATTATTGGTTTACTGGAGTAGACAATACATTTGTAACTCATACGACAAATCCAACTGGAGCAAATAGTTTATTTACAAGATCTTTTTATTTTAAACCAGATTTAAATTTTGACATTCCGATAAATCCTAAATTCATAAAAACTGAATATGATGTATCTGCACCAGCTTTTGAAAATTATGGTATCAATAAAACATCTTTAGAGTTTACTTTCAATTATAATAATAGAAGCGATAAAGAAACAGAAGCTATTTTAAAATTTTTAGATTCCAATGCTGGTTTTAAAATCTTTGAAATGAGATTACCAGAACCTTATAATAAATTAATAGATGTATATTGTCCAGAATGGAACCATACATATAAATTTAAAAATAATCACGATATATCTGTAAAATTTATAGAATTTAAAGGCAAAACCGATTCTGACATTTTCTTTAATACATTATTAGCGCTATGACATATGTAAATTTAACAGGTAAATTCATTGGTGAATGCTTGACTGGTTTTGGCATTCATTGGCCTATAAGTATAATAAATAGTGGTAATTCAGATGTTTCTTATTCATTTAAGATAGAAAACGATGCAGATCAATTATTCTCTATTTCTGATACTTCATTAATAATAAATAATGGCGATAGTGCGGTTGTAAATGTTTTATATAAACCAGAAGAGGTAGCGTCCGCAATAGATAATACTTGTGATTTTTTAATTTATAGCGAATCGGTAGAAGATGGGACTCCAGATCCAAGTGGCGTTATTACTGTAGAAATAACTGGATCAAGAATAATAAATAATACTGGTGGACATGTAAGAAATTTAGTTGCATTAAAAAATTATGATATAACAAATTGGATAAATTATGACTTTATTTGGTCTCCACCAACTGGAACAGGAAATTTAAAAAATTATTTTTTTACAGGTTATCAATTAGATATTTCTAAAAATAATATTTTTACAAATATAGTTTTTAGTACGGGCTTTAATATTGCAGAAAACACAGATAAGAATCCTAGATTTGGTAAATATTATGGTTACAATGCCGACGAAAAAATAATAAAAAATATATCAAGCAAAGATTTTACATCTATTGATTTAGACCAAGATTATTATGCTCGTTTATACACATATAGCGTTGGTAATTCTGGTATAAATATTTTTGCTTCTGGTATTGATACTTTAAATGATCAATTATCAAATGAAGTGGTTAATGGTTTTTCAGGAGCCGCCGCTACTCGTCCAAACTTAAGGTTTTATAAGAAAATGTTAGATGTAATTGTAACGCAAGGAAATTATGTAAATTACAATTTATATCAAAAAATATTAGATTCTAATGCTGGCTCTTCTGATTTAAGTTTTTATTCAGGAATAAATATTTATTTATCTGCTGGAAGTGTTTTTTCTTCTAGTGATGAAAACAATTATGCTTTAGATTTTAAAAATGGTATTTTTCAAAACTTTACTGGTGATCCATCAAATGGTACGAATATAAATATATATATTCCTGAAAGAGTATCTATTATTGGAAATCATGGTAAAGGTGGAGATTTGGCAAATATTATTATTAATACTGAAAAACGAGCTAATCTAAAACCTATTTTTGACGCTTCTGTTTATTCCGATTCTAATGGAATGTCTGATAGTAAAAAAGGCGGAAATTCTTTAAATTTAAATAATAAAATTTCTATTCGTAATGAAACGGTTGTCAGAACGGACATAAATTATAATATTTTTATTCAAGAGTCTTCGCAAATAACTGCTGGTGGTGGTGGAAATAAAGCTGGAGTTGGAATGTTGGGTGGTGGAAATGCTTATATAGGAGTAGGTTCTGATGGTATCGAAAGAAACATAGTATATCCGATACGAGGCTCAAATAATAATCAAAATACATTTTTTTCAGTTAGATCTGCACAAAGAACTACGCTAGAAGATGTTGTTAAATTGTACTCCCCTAATCCGCAGTATGGAGAAGACGCTGTTGATAATATTATAAAATACACAGTAAAAACTAATTCATTTACAGTAAACTCTGATATTGTAGTTTATGATTCAGGTTTACCTGTACAAGAAAATATATTTACTATTCCCGACTTACAAACTAAATTTATAAAAATAAATAATAATGCGGCAAGTTCTTGCGGCTATTTAGTGAATAAATATTTAAACTCAAGTTTGAAAGTTAATTTTTATAACGATGCCGTTGTTGGTGATTATATTTTTAGATGTAATAATTCAGATTTATCAAATACCAACCCAAAATGGATAGGTAAAAATTCTCAGTCAACAACTATAGTAAGCTTGACTGGAGATGGAACATATATTGCAGATTTTGAAGGATTAGGCTATAAGGCTATGTCTTTACCAAATACAAAATATTTACAAGGATCATTTTCTTCGTCTGTTAATTGTGTTGATTTTGATTTATTTATAGTTGGTTGTTTTAAAGGAGCGTCGTATGCAGAACAAATTTTTAAAATGTTAAACTGGTATAGTTCGTCTGATAAGGTTAGTAATAAAAATGTTCTTTTGAGGCCTTTTTTAAATACAGCTTATAAAGCTTTTTCGAAAGAAAATAATGTTTTTAGTTTCTTTTTTTCATTATTGTATGATGGAGTAATATCAAATAAAGATAAAAACACTTTTTATCAAGCTACAAATGATCCGGCTTTAATTAGTTCATACTCTCAAATCTCTAAACAGTTAAATGGTTCTGGTAATTATTATCCTTTTATTTTAAATATTCAAAGATCTAATAACATATATGCAATTTTTGTAAACGGAGAAAGATATTGTATTTATGGTCTTCCTGATAAATTAAAATATATAAACGATTTGAACAATACTACTTTAGAACTAAAAAACGATGGGGGAACTTTAGATACTTATTTTTTTGATATTATATTTTATAATAGAACTTTGTATAATAATGAAAGACTTCAAATGTATAATTCTTTGAACAAACAGTATTTAAAATTATTTGCTGGAGAAACTGGTTCTTCTCTGCTTGTTGATAGTCAAATTCAATTGCCTAATATTTTTAATTTAGCAGGTAAAATAAATACACAGACATAATGAATACTTTATTTAAACTTAATAATTATGTTGTAATAGATTTATTTGAAATAGAATTAGAATCTAATGAGGGATATCTAAGATTTCATGGATCTAAAAATTTTAATAAAAATTTGATTTTTCAAAATAAAGAGTATATTTTTATTCCTTGCGAGTTTTCTCAATTTGAAACTACGTCAGATGGCAGACAAGGAAGGCCAAAAATAAAAATAGGAAATGTAAATAATTATTTTTCGAGAGTCCTTCAAGACAGAGGCGATTTGATTGGAAAAAATTTTAATAGAAAAAAGATACTAGCTAAGGATTTGGATATAGTTAATTTCACAGATGGTAAAAATCCATTTGGTGTTTCTAATTTCAATACTTATATTTCTTTTGATAAATTAATTATTAATGCAAAATTAAGTGAAAATTTAAATGAAATAGAATTAGAGTTAGTTACTAAAGTTGACGTTCAAACTTTAACTATTCCAGCAAGAAAAGTAACAAATGATACATGCTCATGGAACTATCGTTGTTATGGTTGTAATTATGGAAACACAAGAACATATAATGGTCCAAATTTAGGTGTTACAATTGGTGGAGGATTTCAAAATGTTTTAGGAGCGCCAGTTGCCGATGAAAATGATAAAATTTTTGTTAATACATATAATCAATTCTCTAATAATGGAAATTACGGTTTAACTTCTTTAACTTATAAAGCGGAATGGTTAGAAACAACTATATATAATAAAGGAGACTTTGTTTATTTGGACGCTTTATTTGACACAAATTTAGAATCAGAAGAAGCTATTTTAGCTCCATTAAATCGAAATAAAAATTATTTTGTTTGTATTGCTGATGGTGTTGTAAATAAAAATCCTTTAAAAAATACTGATGTTTGGAAACAAGATAAATGCTCTAAAACTTTACAAGGGTGCAATCTTAGATTTGGAAATAATACAGCCAGAGCTTTTACAGATGGTTTAACATATCTTCCGTTTGGTGCGTTTCCAGCAACCTTTCCTTTTAATAATGAAACTACCAAATCAAATATGTGAAGAAATTAAAAGATATTGTTTAAATAATAAAACTGTAGAAGTTTGCGGCTTTGTTGTAAAAAAAGATGATTTGATTTCTTTCATTCCAGTTGATAATAAACATCCAGATAAAGAGAATTTTTTTCTTATATCTCCAGAAGATTATTTGAAAATAAAAAAACAATATGTTATCTTGTTTTTATTTCATAGTCATCCTTTGGACGCGCCGTTTTCTAATTTCGATTTAAAATATCAAAAATATCATAATATAAATATGTTATTATATAATGTAGCCGCAGATTTGTTTCAAGAAAAATGTGTAAATATAGATTAATATGGTAAACGTCAAACTTCATGGTGTTTTTGAAGAATTCGTTAAAACAGATTGGCTTTTAAACGTCAAAACTGTTGGAGAGGCTTTTGAAGCTATAGAGGCTAATACTAATAAAATGTTAACAGCTTTAGGTAGTATGCAAGAATATTTAACACATTTTATCATATATGTTGATGATAAAATTATGCCTCCAGAATATTTAAACTCTCCTATTTTAAAGAAAAATTCAAAAATTGAAGTGGTTCCTGTATTAATGGGTGCAATTCCTGGCCTAGATCTTCTTATTTATCTTGTTATATTATTAATTGCTATGGGTATTCAAATGTTGATAACTCGTTTGATGTCTCCAAAAGCTCCAAAAGATATAAAAAATAATTCTAGAATGTTTTCTGGATATGAAAATGTTACAAAACGCAATGTGGCTATTCCTATTGGATATGGAAGATTGAAGATTGGAAGCGTTGTTGTGTCTAATGATTTACAAATAAAAGCGGTAATCGATAATCCAGCAAATGCAATTGGTTCAGGTAATACTTTCATTGGTGGAGGAGCTATAAATAATAATAAAATAAAATAATAACATGCCTAGTTATAGAGATAATATTAATAGTTTAGCGGACGCTCCTTCGACTGAAGAAGGTCAGGGCTTAATAAATTATAGTATAGAAAAAAATAGCAATGGCTCTTTTACTATTACCACAAATGGAACATCTGTTACTAGTACAGTTGCACCAAACGGAAATTTAAATTTAAATGCTGGTCAGATTAGCGCAAGCCAAATAAATTCAAGCACAAATCAACAATTTAATAATGTAAAAATCTATTTGAATGAAAATTTATATGGTCCGATTAGTTTGGCTGGAAGTCCATCAGATAGCGCAAGAAATAAAACTTTAGATGGTGAAAGTTTGTATATTAGTTCAGATTTATTATGTGAAGGGCCAATCGAAGGATTGGTTGATCCAGATGGATCGACGTTAAATTATTTATCGTTAAGTTCAAATATTCCTGATTCTAGTTCTTCATTGGCTTATGGAATGTATTATAACGATACTCCAATCAGAGATAAAAAAACTAATTTTTTAAATTTTTCGGCTGCTAATTTTTTAATTTCTTACGGTCAGGAAGTAGATAATTTAAATAGTACGCCAAGTGCAGTTTATAGTTATGGTTCTAGAGTTTATGATCTAGATACAGATCCTGGTATTACTGAATTTAAGCTTTATCAATTTGATGAAGCTTTATTTACAGATTCACCATCCAACGCTTT